ATGCCTAAAAAAAAATTTTCTTCAAAAAACAGACAAACGGCTATTAATGAGATTGTAGGATGGAAAACACCTAAGTTTCATCAAGCCTCAGAATGTTATGTGTCTCTTTCTGCATTTGACCCAGAGAGGGGAAAGTTTCGTATAAAGAAATTTATGCTCGACCATGTCAAAGGTAAGCGTAATCAGAGAGAGTATGGAGAAGCCCTTATAAAAAGGTTGACTGAAAAACTTATGCAAGGCTGGAACCCGTGGGTGGAACTCGTACAACCTCTTGAGTACACATCATTCGATGACGCATGCACAAAGTACGAATCTTATCTATTCAAACTCCTTAAGGAACACAACATGCGAGAAGAGTCTGTTGTATCGTATTGCAGTAGGATTAAGATACTGAAAGAGTGGAAGGAAAAGCAGAATGTCAATCTGTATTACACTTATCAATTTGATAGCAAGATGGTAGGGCAATTCTTAGAGTATGTTTTTGTTGATAGAAACAACACGTTAAGAACGAGAAACAATTACCTCTCCTGGATTAAGACGTTCTGTAAGTATCTATTGGAACGAGGCTATATATCTTCAGACCCTACAGAACACTTTTCTATCGTGCAGCGTCGAGGTCAGCTTAAGAACCGCGATGTTATTCCTGATGACGTCCTGGAGCGAATAAAGGGGTGGTTGATGAAACATAACAAGCATTACCTGCTTGCCTGCTATATCCTACATTATTTATTCGTGCGCCCAAAAGAGATGAGTTATATTAAGGTAGGAGACTTTAATATAGCAAAGAAAACATTGTATCTTCACGGTTCAATAGCAAAGAATCATAACGATGCTCTCTTAACGCTTCCTGATCATGTCATTAAATTAATGATAGACCTGCGCATCTTCGATAGTCCAGGACAGTATTTTCTCTTTAGTAATGATTTCAGACCAGGAAAGGAACGACGAACAGAAAAGGCGTTCAGAGATTACTGGAGTCGTTATATCCGTACGAGCTTGAATCTGACTGACAGATACAAGTTCTACAGTCTCAAAGACACAGGTATCACGAATATGCTGCGTGCGAACACCGATATACTTACCGTGAGAGACCAGGCACGACATTCATCGATATTGATTACAGACATATACACTCCCAAGGATATTCAGCAGGCTAATCAACTGCTATTAAATTACAAGGGAGTGCTTTAATTCTATTAAAAGCAGGGCTGTAGGATGGATATTTCTCGTCCTACAGTCCATCTTTCCTACAATTATGAATATACAGAACATCCTTCGTGAGCTTAGTAACGAACTAAAAGGGCATAATGCACTAATACAGATACAAGTAGATGGGCAATACGTCATCAAGCATATTGGCGACGTTAACAAATTGGTTGGCAACCCTACTCTGATTGCATACAAGGAGGATAGTTCTTTCCTCGACTGGATGGAAGGTGAGATAAATAAGGAGACATATACAGCTGGGACGATTGCGAATCATAAGGCTGCGCTTGCGGTACTAAGGCGGTTTAAAGAAGGTATGACCTTCACGCAGATTGATTATAAATGTATATGCGATTTCGAGAACTTCCTAAAGAATGCTGGATATGCGATTAATACCATAGCAAAGTTTATGAAGATATTTCGTAGATTCGTCAATCTTGCTATCGACGAGGAACTGATGACTGTCTATCCTTTTCGCAAATATCACATCAAGACAGAGAATGTGCAGAAGCAATCACTGACAGAGAGAGAACTGAGGAGGATAGAAGATAAGGAGAAGGAAGACTTAACAGAAGAGGAGAGAAAGGTGGTTAAAGGTTTTCTATTCAGTGTCTATTCTGGTCTTCGTTTCTCAGACATCGTGCAAGTAACTAAGCAGCACATTAAGAACATCTATCGGAACAAGTGGGTTGTGATGCGAATGCAGAAGACAGACCACGAGGTACGAATACCTATCTCTAAGATGTTTGGAGGCAAGGCAGCAACAATGATACAAGAGAACAAAACCACTACTGGTAAGCTGTTTCAACTACCTTGTAACGCACGCTGCAACTTGATACTGAAGCGTGTGCTTAAACGATTCAACATACATAGGCACATTACTTTTCATTGTGCCAGGCATACGTGCGCTACTGTGCTATTGAGTAAGGGAGTGAGCTTACCTATTATACAACACATATTAGGTCATCAGAGCATAAAGACAACGCAGGTGTATTCTGCTGTGAAAGACACAACGATAAACAAAGCGATACGAAGGGCATTCAGGTAAAGGTTCCATCGGGACTATATTCTACAATATAAAAACAGATAACCTATCAGACTTGAAGCATTTAAAATCCATCAAGTCCCTTCCGTCTGTGTCGTCAGCTCCTCGTTCATACTTCTATAATACGAAAAGAATAGATATACCTGAGAACGTTACATCACTTGGTCGTTATGTATTAGGTTTCAACTCAGCAACAGTTGTCGTTTTTCATGGAAATACTCCTCCAAGTCACGACTGGACATTTTCTAACACGACAAGAACCTACGATACATGTACGCCTAATGGGTGCAAGTTCTATGTCCCAGACGAGAGCTTAGAGGTGTATAAAAAGGCTTTTACAAGTAACCCTTCTCCATTAAGCGGAACATCTATTATTCGTCCTATGAGCGAGTATCACGAATGATACTTACTCATAGGGAGTATCGCTTTTGCGAACTTGCTATAAAAAGGAACCTGTTTGTAAAGTTCAACACTTCCGTCTGGAACATATAGCGTCGTGTCTTTATGAGCAAACCACAAGAAATATGCAGAAGGGTCTGTGTTCTCAGGAGGAGTTTCTGCATGTAGTATAACTCGCTTCAACGAACGAGCACCATTAATTACCATTCCGAAGGTAAATCGTATATCCTTACTTAATATAACTATTTCTTCGACATCATAACAATTCATAAGTAATCCACCATTTACTTCCTTTAGAGAACTCGGATAAACTACACGCTTCAAACCCTTACAGTCTCTGATATGGGTAAAGTTAATCCGTTCCCAATGGTGTAGAAAACTTAGGTCTAAATTCTTGATCGAGTCTTTGCCGACGAATATAGTTCCGATGGGATTAAAATGGTGTTTAGATACTGTTTTAATCCCATCGGGACTAAGTTTTACAACAATAATAAGATTGTAAGTTTGAAAGCCTTACGTTATTTCAAGATAGAATATTTAAACAATGATATCTTCCGTGATATGGCTAATTTAAGAGAAGTTTGGATACCTCCAACGGTAACACATCATGCTTATCGGACCCTTTTAGGTTGCCCAAATATTAAGAAAGTGGTGATTTTAAGTGAGACACCATTCACAAGAAGTGATTTTTTCAATGTAAACACTTATGCACACATTCCCCAAGATTTAAAGGTATATGTACCTAATAGGTTGTTACCTATATATAAGGAAGCGTGGAAAAACTTTCCTTATCTATCTCGATTGCATCCACTCAGTGAGTATCAAGAATGATACTCGCTGAGTGGTAAGATATTTTCCAAGTGTCCCTGCATTTTTTGAGAACCCCATATTGAACTTTGCTTGTACTTTTCCACTAAATGAGGAGCGACGTACAAATTCTCTATACGTGCATAAAGGATTCCCCAATAATAGATTTTTTCGATAAGCGTGTCGCCTTTGAATACCAAGTTCTTTATCCTTGCGCTGTTGAAGGAAAGTTCATCAATAGCTGTTACAGAAGAAGGTATAATTACATTTTCTCCTTGACTAAAACGAAACATAGAATGAGGAACCTTACTTAACCCTTCTGGCAATTCAATAGTTCCGAAAGTAGTGTTTTTAAACATTTCTCTTTCGTTCTTCAAGGAAGTGAAGTACCGAAGCTCTGCAAAACCTTTTATTGTGAGGTTTTGAAATATAGTCCCGATGGGATTAAAATGGTGTTTAGATACTGTTTTAATCCCATCGGGACTAATAGATTTCAAGGCTTAGATAGAAAGAATGGTATATTAGACCTATCTATCTTTAAAAATCTAACATTTATTAATAGTGGAGATTTACGTTATATAGTGCACCTTAATAAGTTAATATGCCCACCATCTGTTACAATATATGATACTTGTTTCTATGGATCAACGATTGATACTATTATCGTTGAAAATATGGAGCAGCAGACTTCCTTATTATGGGGACTCTCTTTTAAAAATTTTATCATCAAAAGTAAAAATCCCCCTAAACAAGGAATGAAGGCTTCGTATGGTTGGAGCAACAGAAAAGGCTCAAGAATCTTTGTTCCAGACGAAAGTGTTTATCTATACAAGGCAAGTTCTTCATTCTCAGACATAGCAGAATATATCTATCCACTTAGCGAGTATCACGAATGATACTTACTAAGCGGTTCATATTCTAACCATGGTGCGAGATTAGCAGAACGGTAAGAATCTACACTTTTATCAGGAACATATATGTGTTTTATCTTCGCTCCGAAGAACTCCCAATATCCAAATATTCGAGGGGGCTGAATTCCATGGAAAATCAGATTGTCGATACGTGCTTCGTGAAAGCAAGTACCCGAGAGAAAAGATACAGTAGAAGGTAGCTCTATCGTTCTTACTGTGGCTTTTTCAAAGGCTCCTGTCGCTACTTCCGTACAACCTTCAGGTATTACTATAGACTCTTTTACTGTTATTTTTTGGAAGGCTCCACCGCTCAGCTTGACAGTTCCAAACATAGCAAGTTCTTTCAGCGATTTAAACGATCCGCCTCTAAACATAGTCCCGATGGAACTAACGGCTGCTGCTTCCTCCATAGAGAGCTCTCCGTCACCGTCTTTGTCCCAATTTTCCACGCAAATGCGCTTCACCTCTGGGTCTTCAAAGCGAATCCACCACTTAGCGATGTTCAATTTAAGTTTTGGGTAATGAGTCATCAGCGCATCGTAGGTGTCACGATATGCACCTGTGGTGAGGTTGATTGTACCATCAAGCACTGGGTAAGGGTCATTGCCGTACTGACCTTCTGCATCTATTCCTTGATATGTTCCATCGACTAACTGAGACAGCTTGTCGAATGCTCGTCCGTCCGTGAAGGTCTCGTTGAAGCCAACACAGCGCACGTAACGCAGGGAGTGAGGAACTTGTCCTACTTGCGCATCCATGATATTGATGAGTTGCTTGACAGGCTGGAGATTGTCACATCCACTGACGAAGTAACTCATAACATTCGGAGCGCAGGCTTCGGTGTTACACTTCTCATTTGTGAGCTTGTCGAGATTCTTTAATTCCACATATGATGTGGAAGCAGGATAGTCGACTTCCTCCAGCGCACCACCATCAGCAAAGTGCGCTTCGGTGAGTGATGAGCCACCAGCGAGGAACTTACGCAGACGGAAGTTACTACGCATATCGAGCGAGCCTCCAAGAGTAGAGATGTTCTGCACATCAATCTCCTCTAATGATGTTGTATTACCCAATGTAAGAGAAGCGATAAGTATCTTCACCTTCTCTTCATTCTCATCGCCAAGTTTCAGACGCTTCAATCGCTTACCAATGATTGACAGCGCACCGTTAATTACATACGAACTCCAATCGCCAATATCGAGCAGGTAGTCAGCTGACTTGACAGATAGCTGCTGGTCAGACGTACCGTTAATGTCGACGACTATCTCGCAAGGCTTACCTGCATCTGTACGAGCACCACGCATGATTGTGGTACCGTACGCAATGGTTGGATATAACTTCATTGCTGGTGTCAGGCGCAGAACGATTGAGTTCGTTGTTGCATCAGCCTGTGCAGAGGTACGGACGGTAATTGCACCTTCAGCGGTCTTTGCGTCGTAGTCACCAAAGGAATACTTAGACATAAGGTACTGGATGCGCTTCTTTACCCACGCCACCTCGGGAGACTTACCATCACCAAGCGACTGCCCGAGTGGGTCGGTATCGTTAGTATATGTACCTTGAAGCATTGCGAGCTTCATTTTTTCATACATCTTGCCATCCTCATTGTATAGCATAGATGAAAAGTTGTCAATCACAGAGAAGTAATACTTCTCGAAAAATGCAAAGAGTTTCTGCTGGTGCGTACCTTTCTGTAGTCCTCCAAGCTCCTCCATCTTCGCAAGCATTCGACGCATCATTTGCGCACGCTCCTCTGGGTACGCTTGTTCCATCAGGTTCCACAGTACGGACTTCTCTCCGTTCCAAACAGGAGTGCCGTCCTCGTAGGTGTCGTGATATTCTACATGGTAGGGCTTTTTCATCAAGCCCTGATTGATGACCGTTAGAATTGTATCAAGGTCATCTTGTCTAAATCGCCATTTGCTCTTTGACATGTTCATTCTGCATTAAAGTTATACGGGTATATGTTCTTTGCGCAGTTGTCGGTCGCTGCCACCGTTTCAACATATAGTTGATGATAAAGTAGGTCACTGATATCCCAGTACTGCGACTGCTCTGCACGGAACTTCTGAATACGTGCTGCCTTGAATAACTCATTGAGCTGGGCTGCGTCACTAACCGAGTTGAATATCGTCTCAGTTAATCCATACTTATCGCCAACTAACTGCTGGCGGAGATTAACCACTGTTGCACCGCTATCGAGTGTTGACGGGCAGAACTTCTTATACAAGCTATCGTAATAGTATAGGTTGTATTGATTAGGATCACCTTCTTTCGCAATCCAATACTCAATGTGCGTCGAGTGTGGATCAGCATTTAACTCGTCAAGTGTACCATTGAATGGCTCAATGAATGTGTTACACGAATAGATAATATTATAAGCTGTGATATACGACTCTACGAGCTGCTCTGCTCGCTGACGGGTTTCATTGTCTGCTGTAGTCTTATCATCTGCAGGGAGGTTAGCGTAATCCAAATCCCAACAGTTCTCCCAAGAGAGTTCAGAGACTTGGTACTGATAGGCTTCTTCTTCCGTATTGTAGCGGATTCTTCGTTTGTCCCAAGGTACTTGAAAGAGAGTCAAGCGTGGCGAGTTATCAGAACCTTCGATAGATAAGAGGTCTGGAAAAAGGTCCTTGTCATATCCAAAGGTCGCAGCATCACCTTTGTCGGGACCGAGTGTAAAGAGACCGACGAACTTGTATGTAACTGTTCCGTCCTCTGCCGTCTGCTTCTCAAATCCAACGAATGTCTCTTGATAGATAGATACTCTTGCTTCGCTGTTCTGTTCGACACCTTCATTAGTTAAGCCAACAGCTTTCCATAAGTCGGTAAATGAGTTCACAGAGCCCATCTTGTGGTATTGCATAGAAGATGCAGTGTTCTTCTTTCCTGTCAGTTTAGATATTTTTGAAAGGTTCATGAAAAACTTGAACTTCTTTTGAGCGGTCTGACCATCTTCATAGATGACAGTCGAATCATAAGACAATTTCCCTTTCCAGTTCCAAAAGTAGTAAAGCATTGACGACGTACCCTGCCCTTGCATTTGAAAATTGGTAATCGTCAAACGAAGAAGATTCGTATTGCCATCTTTCGGATAGATTTCCAACGTGCCTTTAGGCTTGTATGATTTACCATATTCATACGCAGGCAATGGCTTATCAAAAGTAAAGACATTTACCTTACCACGCACCTTGTCAAAGTCTACCGTGGTACCGAGCGTATCGTAGATGTCATTGTCTAACTTTTCAGCACTCTTCTCACCTACGGTCGACAAGGCATTGATATAATCTTGATGGACGTTAGCAGCGTCCATTGCACTGTCATACACACGAATAGAATACAAATCAACGTCAGCCTTATCCGAGCCTATAACGATACCACCGCCTGAACCTATCTGCATAGAGTCAGTAAGCAAGTAAGCAAACTTACGAGCTTCGACACCGTCAATATAGAGATAGACGAGGTTAAGATAATACGTGTTGCCATTCAAGACGTAGGTGTACTTCTTAGGACTAATCACGAGTGCCAGACGAATGCGTACACCATCATCAGTATTCATAGCCTGCACATCAGCATTACGCTCACTACGGGTTGCGAACATAATAGAAGAAGGCTTTACTTTCAGACCGATATAACCCTTCTGATACGGCATAGCTATCGAGATACACTCTGCATCGTAATCAGAAGTGTTATTAATCTGATAGTCTATCTCAATGGTCTTACCAGATTGTGCTGCCTCCTTCTCAAAAGGCTTGTAATCGATAGTAAGGCGAGAACCTGCGAGCAGTCGTAATGTGCGTGCACCTTCATCGTCCGTCACCCAGCCGTCACGTGAGAAGGCTACGTTCTGCCAATTAGAACCGACATGATCAGAGTTGATGAGATTGCGAAGAATGTTGCGGTCGGTGTCGGTGTTATTTCTATTCTTTGCGTTCAGATAGAACACCGCACCTGCTGTTGCAGAGTAACCCTGTGAGTTATCCACTGGGAATGGAATTGCATCACGCAAACGCACCTCGTCTGTTGGGTGAGTCCTGAATCCGATGAGTGCTGTAAAATCAGAGTTATCGATTGTCTCGACCTCGAGAGATAAGGTGTATTGCATCTTGGTTTGGGTCAGCGTGTTCTCTGACACATTCTCTTGCAACACCTCGTTATCCTTCTTCATCAAGATAGACAGCGGTGTCGTTACCGCCTTGCCGTCATATACTGCATATTCCAGTACCTTGTTCTCGTACCAGTTAAGTAACTTCTCTGCCTTGTTGTTTACAACTACCATCTTCACAGCTTCGTTGTTTGCAACCGCCATAAAGTCGTAACCAACTGGTGTAGTTTGGACCGTATTGTCTTCATTTGACAACCAAGCAGATAGATGGAAGATACCAGTCTTATTCGTAAATGGAACGGTATAGGCTACAGGAGATGATGTATAAGTTGCAGTACCGAACTGACGCTCATACGTCTGCTCGTAACCTTCTCCTGTTATCTTCACATGAAGCGTCTTAGATATGTTTCCACTAATATAACACGGCAGTACGATATCGCCTTGATAAGCTTTCCACCAATTAAACTCAGAGATAGATAGAAAGAGCGCAGACAGCGTGATAGAGTAGACCAAGGCAGGAGAGGTTTGCCCTGTCACCTCACCTGTAATCTTCACCATAATATTATTCTGTCCGCTCTCGAGGAACTTGAAGACATCAACAGTCGTGACCGTATTAGACTGACATCTACCACGAGCCTTACTAACGAACGTTCCATCTCCCGCCTTAGCGAAAATTTCGTATGTTCCCCATTCTCCTGTGTCGATGAAATCACTCTGTCCAACATCCTTAGTGCGAGATACGAACATAAATCGAATAATACATTCGCCTGCTGATTTAGAAGCAGAGAGAGTAGTAGAAGGAGATTGATTGACAGCACGTAAGTAATAGAGGATAGTCTGCTGCTGTCCTCCACCACCTTGCCCAATATTAAGTTCAGATAACTTCATTGGGACCCACTGATCACCATTCCATACGAGTACACACGTATCAGAGGTGAGTTCGTCAACCTCAGTATTTACGTTGGAGAGCTGTCCGAGCGAGGGGCGGTTCTTTGACACGACCTTCTTCACACGCTCCTCCTCCGTGTTCTGTGCATCAACGAGTTCGTTGACCTTCTCGGGTAACTTGTTAAACTCATCAGCGGTCAGTCGTCCGCCTGTCTGTTTATGTTCTAAGTAGAGTTTTTCTATCGCCATAATTATGATAGCTTGAATGGGAATGTATAAGTAAATCCGTTGTTGCCTTCTATCTCGACACCGTGCGCAAGGGATAGCGCATGACAAATGATGTCTTGAAGAAGTTTAGGGTGAGAGGAAGAATAACTCTCACCCGTATTGTCTTCGATGCCACGGATAGAAGCTTGTGCGAAGCGGTTATCTTTCGTACGGCTCTCTGTTATATAGACCTTGATGTGCTTCATTCAACACGTTTAACTTATTCTGTTGAAAATCTTGAGAAGGAAGCCTTTTATACTTGGCTTAAATTTTAGTCCAAAGACAACAATAGACAACACCAGCAAGCCCATTATAATTTGCCACCATCTGAAAGGCTCTGCTATCTGCACCTGCTCAACGTGCTTATCTTTATGTCGTTTGTTTTCAGAGAAGTTGACTTTCGTATTAGTCTGCTTGTTAGCAGCACTATCCTTTTTTTCTGACAGTCCTCTCTTTTCGTTTCTGCGGCTTTCAATTCGCTCTTTAATCGATTTCAAACCACGATTAATTATAATACTGCCGTCGGCTTTATATTCAACCATTGGCACTTTGCTCCCGACATTTGTGTCGGTAGCAAAACTATCCTCCAGGCAAGGAACTTCAAAAACAAACTCACGTATGACACTTGTTAGTTCGTCGATGTTAGTTGTGTCGATGAGCGACACATGCTTTTCGTTTCGTTCCGTTGTCACCTGCTCACTATTATACGTTTGCTTGATGCTTTCAATGGCGACCGACTTCTTAGTCCGACAGCCAACGCACATCGTTACAAGGACGCAAATTAATAGTTTACAAGATGTATTTATAGATCTATTCATACTCTTTCGATTTAGGTGAGGGAGTTTTTCTCCCTCACTTTGTTACACTTTAAGTTTGAAACACTGTCTTCTCTGCCGTCCGTCGGCATTCTTGTAAGCAACATGCACCCACCTTGAAGTCTTACTTCTTTCCACGATAATTTGATCGTAGGAGTACCCCATTTTGGAGAACTCGTTAGCTATGAATCGTTCAAACTCAGTCTGCTTACCATTGACAGGTTGCAAGTCTGCTGCATAGCCCTCGACGTGTGCGGAGGTCTTCACACCGCCTACAGCCTTATTCAATTCTGGTGAGCGGTAGCCACTTGTTACACGGATAGCAGGGTTCTCGAGTTTGTGAGCCTCGCAATACTTACCCCATTCTACACGAATACTCTCTAAAAGAGTAATCGTTTCTGTAAGGTGAACCTTCACAATAGAAGGAGGGTTATTGTTTATCTTGAGTTGTTCAGCAGTGCTGGATTGTACCAGCTCTGCTATTGAAAAATTTGCCATACTATTCTTCTATTTTTTGATTTACATTTTTCTCTTCACCAATGTAGTCAGCGACATACTGAATAACTTTCTTTGCATCTCTATCTGAAGCTGCACTAACGACTGATTGAATGATGCGCTGCATATCAGCAGCAGTACTCTTTCTCTCTCTTGCATGTTCAATGAGACTCTTTGTTTCTATGATGAGTAAGGAAGCAGAGAACAGTAATGTACAGATAGGGAAAGTCTTAACACCTAACAGAGAACAAGACGTGAAAATCACGACATCGATAATCAAGGCGATAAGGAGAAATCGCCAATACTCACCAATCTTACCAAGCGTCTTACGCATAAGGTGCGAAGTCAAAGGCTTCTTCAATTTGTTTTGCGTATAAACCCTGTCCCATAGGTCGATGAAGGCTGCGCTAACGACTAAAGCCCACATCACGACACATGTTATAAGATGTGTAGCTACAGAGTGAATAAACTCTGGTGTAAACTGTAATTCAACTATATCCATACGAACACCTCCTTTACAATAGGAAAAGAAAAACACCCACGATCGCACCAAGCATACCTGCACAGACATCGAGCCAATCGAACTGCTCCTTTCTGTAGTAGTAATCGACACTCTCTTTTCCAGTCATGATGAAGAATGCTGGTACCAATGCGAAGATTAAGCACACATCAATAGCATGTAAGGCCTTGCACACAATCATCGAAACGACAAGACCAGCAAACATGTGCAGATACTTATCGCTACCGATAGCAGCGAGCCTTCCGAAAATCCTGTAAACACAATCTAAAAAACTTTTCATATCACTATTTTATTTAATTAAACATCCATATTAGGTGCTGGTATAACAGCTGGTGGCTCGTCGCCATTCGAAGGGTTGATTAGATTTCCACCACTATCAGAAGAGAAGTTATTTCCGCCTAATTCTGAAACATACGACTTCGTAACAACCGTGTCGTAATAAACAGACCGCACAGAGTAAGACATCTTTTGAGCTACAACCGCACCTCCACTTGTAGAGCCAATCTCGAACAATCCGCCATAAATAAGTTCTCCACTCTCTCCAATCTTAAGTGTGATCGGAGTTGTAGCTGCAACTATAGCCTTATCGTCGCCTGTGTACTGCTTTCCTAACTGTAAGGTTATATATTCATGTGACTTATCATCAAGCGTAGCAGTCAACTTAATATCACCACCGCCATAGGTATTCTGTTGAAAACCTCTATTGGTGATTTTTACAATGATATTAACACCGAGATAAGCCTTACCATCACGCTTGCTAACGAAGTATCTGCTGGCATTAATCAACTCCATATCTACTCCATACTTATTCACTATACCACGATGATTTAGCATTATCTGCGGCTGTCCGAGTTCATTCGTAAGAATGATGTTCGGATACCCGTCAACTTCACCGAAGTAAATTGAACCGTGTTCACATCGCATACGTACACGAGAAGCATCAATCGTTCCATCTGAAGCTACGAACGCAACCTTACCCTCTGGAGTTTGAACCTTGAAGTTCTTTGCATTGACGGTGAAAGAGCTATTCTCACCATCCATGTGCATACCTACAGCTTCAAGACCAGTACGCAAGTCTTTCACAAAGGCGGAGATTGATTTACCACCAACATTAAACTCAGCCTCGAACTGTTTAGTAGTATAATGTTGTGCAGACTGCCAATCTTCGATGCTAAACTCTTCACCCTTTTTCTTTGGCTGAATGCAAACAAGCAAGTCGTTACGATACTTATCACCGAACGTAGCATTGGTCCACTGATCGCCTGCATCGTATGGAGGAACTGGTATAGCTTGCACGAACACTCGTCGCTTACCATCTGCTGTGTCCTGCGCACGCTGTGCTGCTTCAAGAGACTTCAATACGTCTGCGTCGGTTATTTCTTTCCAGGCAAAAGACCCATCTTGGTTTTTCTCGAATGAGTATGAGCGACCGCCACCTGTCTCGACATAAGAGCGATTATAGTAGACATCATGCTCGTGCATTTCTTTCGTTTCGTCGTCCGTCCACTCATTAGCCGGCTCATTCGTCAATGAAGGAACAGCATCACCGAAGTAGAAGGTGATATTCCTATCTGACTGCTGCATAACCGAGCTAATACGTCCCTGCATAGACTCTAAGAAGTCTTGCAGGCGGATATACTCACTACGGTTAGCAGGGTTTTCAACACGTATCTCGAAGTTCTGCTTATCGAATAAGAAAATAGGACGAGGAAGGGTAAAGGAATTGATACCCTTTATAATTTTAAAGTATGGTGCGCCTGTGCCTGCTGCTGATTGTATGATAGCACTCTGTCTATCTTTATCAGTGAGGTGACCCAACTGCACAACCTCGTCACCTACCTGTGGAACATCACTACCACTTGCGTAGTCATCTACATTTGTGTTATCAGCGATGTCGACATAGTCAGTTCCAACAGCGATGACACGACGATGCCAGTAGTGATTAGACAGCTGCCCTCCAGTATCTATCAAGTTGAATGTCTCGCACAGAGCAAGGTCATCCACTCGCATAGAGTTATAGATTCTGCGTCCGTCAGCATCTTCCTGACGGAAGTAACATCTCCAGGCACCAACAGTCCTCTCAATCTTAGATACCACGAAACTACCAGCAGAGTTCACAATCTTACCCTTGATGTGTGAGGTCTTCATTATCTCAACCTCTTCTGCGGTGAGCTTACGATGCACGTGCAGATACTCTGCATCAAGATGCCAGTTACCTTCTTCATCCTGATAGATGGATATACCAGACTCACCACGCACCGACTTACCAAACACGATACCCTTCATGAATGTAGTCAGTGAGTTAACGATGGTATCTTGATCGGTGCGAACGATCTTCTCCCAGTCGACACTCTTAGGGTCAAGCGTGCGAGCAGACTTTGCTTCGTCAGCTAATCCAGCGAGTATCTTCTGCGCATCCAAGGTAAGGTAACCACCAATACGATCGAGCGCATTCAGTACCGACATATTGTCGTGGCGGTGTCCGAACGCTCCATCACCCTTGTAAGCAGCGGTAACCTCACGAGAGAACCACTCAAGGATAGCTTCAGCTGTGGTAATATTCCACTTGTCAGAGTAAGGACTCTGAATAGGAAA